AGGCCCGAATATATCGATCAAGTTTACAGGCAATATAGAAAGATCATGAAAGGTATAAATAAATCTAAAAATATACTTGATGTTTCAGATAATAATATTTCCTCTTTATTAGAATAATAAATGTCTCTATTAAATCAATACATTCTTTCGTATATCAGTGAAGTTATCATAACTACTCCTGATGGTCAGGAATATGATATTCTTCCTTATATTAGTACTATAAATCTTTCTGAAAATTTATATAGTTATTTTGTTGAAGGTGTAATAGTTTTAGAAGATACCCCATCTACTAGATTTTTATTAAAAGTAAATACACAAGGAACATACGACACAAAAATAAATTTTTCTTTTTCAGGAGCAGAAGGAAAAGAAAAAACACCACAAGAAGAAATATCAATAAATGATTCTGATTATTCTATTAGTGAAATAGAATCATCTGCAACCCAAGATAAAACTCAGAATTTGGTTATAAGATTTTTCCATAATAGTTTTATAGAAAATAAAAAAAAATTAATTAGTACTTCTTTTCAACAAGAAAAAATATCTTCTATTGTTCGGAAATTAGGGAAAAAAATAAACTTAAAAATGAATATTGAGGAGACATCTGACAGTATTACAACTGTTCTTCCTTATGGTACATGCACTCAACATATTGTAAATTTAACAAAATACGCAAGAAGAGAAAAAAATAATAATGATTGTAATTATCTTTTTTGGCAAGATTTAAAAGGGAATCATAATTTTTTAAGTTTATCTGAATTGTATTCTCAACCTCCTTCATTTGGCAATGATATAAATACAGGATTTATGTTTGGAAATTATTTTTCGAATGATTACAGCATAAATAGAAGATTGGTATCCAAGCATACACCAATATCAAATCCAGTAACCAAAACACATTTTGGTGGTGCATATAAATCAGGAATAGTATTCGTTGACAAATTTTTAAAAAACGGGTCTGAATATATTGAATACGATTTAAGAGATGAATGGGATAAACAAACACATTTAAACGAAAATTTTATAATACCAAAAAATTCTTCTTTTTGGGAAGAAACAACATCTTCTTCTTTGACTAGATTGTATACTTCTTCAAGACATTCGTATTGCAATGAAAATAAAGGTGGACAAAGAAATGAAAGATTTGTTGCATCTAGGCGAATGAGTCAACTAGCACAATTACAACAAATAGGATTAAAATTTAAAATATCAGGAAATTCCAATCTAGATGAAATTTCAGCAGGAAAAATTATATATTTTGGAAGACCTTTAAATTATGATCCTGAAAGTATTAAACAAGAAGATATTTATTATAGTGGAAAATTTTTAATAACATCTGTTATTCATATGATAAAAAGAAACAAAATGGGAATATATGAATATTCATGTGAAATACAATGTTTTAAAGATTCGATAGGAGAAGAATAATGGAATTATGGGAAGGAATAGTTGTTGATCGAGATGACCCTCTTCAAGCAGGAAGAGTTCGTGTTCGTATTTTTGGATACCATTCTCCTGATATAAACGAAATTCCAAATAATCTTCTTCCTTGGGCAACGGTTCTTTTGCCTTCTACAAGTGCAAATAACAGTGGAATAGGAGAAACTCCAACAGGTTTGGTTTTAGGATCTAGGGTTTTGGGTTGTTTTTTCGATAAAGAAGCACAACAGTTATTAGTTATAGGATCGATTATACAGCCACATTTAGATTCTGATAATACAGTTGGTTCATTTGATGGGGAAAATAATGATGGGTTTTTACCAGTTGAAGAAAATTTTCCAACTACCCCAACTGAAAATGTTTATACTGTCCCTATTCCTGGTGGTTCTCCTTTATTAATAGATAATACAGAGAAAAAATTTCCTAGAAGAATATATAAAAATAATATTTCAACTTCTAAAATATCAACAGAAACTGACCACACAGTAGAAAGAAAACAGAAAAAACTTGAAGATGGTGGTCACATTGATACTGAAATTCCTATCGCAATATGTGATAGTGAAAAATCTCAAATAGTATCAGATGAAAACACAAATACTTCTAGGGTAAGTTTTGCAGAGTACAATGAAGATTTATTATTTACTAGTAACAAAAAATCTATAATGGAAAATTTTTCTTCTTATAAAAAAGAGATAAAAAATACAAATGATAAATGTGTTTATACTAATAAAATTAAAGATTATTCTGATGATATTTTATTGCAAAAAATATTAGCAAAGTTTGAAGAATTTTTACAAGAACATTTTAACGAAACACAAAACACAGAATAAGGTATTTTACAATGTCAACAAATAAATGTGATCCTGTATTAAATATACAATCTCAACAAGTAACAATAGAGCAAATACAAAATTTATTAAATATTGCATCTAATAGACCGATAACAATACAAGATATTGATTTGCTTTTTTCTGATTCAAATCAGGAAATTCAGAATAATAATATTTCCCGAGAAACATCAGCAGCATCAGGAGCATCACAAGAACAATCTGAATTTTCTTCTCCTAATTCAAGAGGAACTTCTGGTGCATCAGATGTATCATCTTCTCAAAAAACATCTTGTTTTTCACCAAAAACAGTAAGAGGAGGGTGGAACATGCCTGAAACTTCTCATGGAAAAGTAAATGGAGTTCCAATAGAAGAAAGAGAATTGAACTGCGACTGTACAGGAAATTAAAATGTCAGACCAAGAGTTTTTATTTAAAAAATCAACAATATATCCATTTAATCATACTAAAAAAACAGAAAGTGGACATTCTTTTGAATTTGATGACAATAAAGGAAGTGAAAGGATAAGATTACAACATAAATCTGGATCTGAAATAGAATTTCATCCAAATGCGGATTGTTCACATACTATTTTAGGTTCTTTTTTTTCTACAATATATTCTGATAATTGTACCCATGTTTGGGGAGCTAAAACTTTAACAATAAATCGAGAATTAAAACTAATTGTCAGTGCCGAAACTTTAGAAAAAGAAGATGAAGATAAAGAATATAATTTAGATGTAGAATTAGGAAAAGGTTCAACTTTAAACATTACAGTAAAAAAAGGAAATTGTAATATTATTTTAGATGAGGGTGATGTTAATTTTATCTCTAAAAAAGGAGAAGTTAATCTTTGTCAACATGATGGAAATTTCAAACATTATGTTAATGGAAATTATAGACTTGAAGTTACTGGACAAATGGAAGTTGTTGTAGGACAAAATTATATTTCAAAAATAAAAAAAGACAGATATACAGAAATAAATGGAAAATTAGATTGGTTAAATATGACCAATTCCGATGCCCATTTGGAATTAACAGGCAACAAACAAGCAACTATAATGAATTCTGATATTTTTTTAAAATCTAATAACTTTATATCAAGATCAGAAGAACAAACAATTATGCAAACAGGAATAGCAGGACAAGGAGAATTCACAATATCCTCAATGGGGGATATTAATATAAGTTCTGGCTGGGATCATATAAATAAGTCAAAATCGTCTAATAATAACCCCCAATTAAATTTATTTGCAAATAAAACAACAAACGGAGGAAATCTTTCAATATTTACAGATAATGAGTTTCATGTGATCACAAACGAAGAATGTAAATTTAACATAAAAGGTGGAAAATTTCATGTTAAAGTTGATGAATTAAAAACAAATTGGACAGAATCCAGTTCACCCGAAACACCACCAGAAGAGTTATTTTCTCAAATTTATAATGAAAACTATATAAGAGTGCAAAACTATGATTTGTTTTTAGAAAAAGGATTTCCTGTAATAACTATAAATAAAATAATAATTTAAGTAAAGGTAAAATTTTGGAAAATATAATATTAGAATTAAAAGAACATATAAATTATTTAATTTTAACTATTGTTTTTATAGTTCTTACTTTTTTAAAAGACTGGTTAGTTAAGCTATTTAAAATCTTTAAAGAAAAATTTGAACTTAATATAGAAAAAATTACAGAAAAAAATAATTTAATATATGATTTATTATCAGAAATTAGAGCAAAAACAGATAGTGCTAGAACTTATATAATAGAATTTCATAATGGTGAATATTATTCAAATGGTGTCCCTATTGTAAAATTTTCTATGACGTATGAATCATGTTCTCTTGGTGTATCATCCCATGCAGATACAACTCAAAATTATATTTTATCCAATTATGATGGAATTGAAAATATTATAAAAAATACCGATGAAATCATTCATATAAATAATTTAAAATCTTCTAATTTTAAAGGATATTTACAAGAAAAAAACACATTAGCGATTTATTCGATGCCTATAAGGTCACATAAAAATTATGGAAATGTAATAGGATGTTTTTGTATAGAATGGTGTTCAAGTTCTAAAGTTGACAATATAAATAAAGAAAATGTTTATAACATAAAAGAAAAATACTTACCAATAATTCAAAATTTAGTGAATAAACAAAGATGAAAAAATCAGTAAAAATCACAGATTTGTCTTATAGTTTTCTTCCTCATCCAGTAACTGGTAATATTTCTTTAGTTAAAAATGAAGATGCAATAAAACAATCTATAAAAACACTAATTTTTTTAAATTTATATGAAAAACCTTATAAAAATGATATTAATATTGGTATAAAGTATTTTTTGTTTGAAAATATAAACGCTATAGACAAAGATGAGTTAGAAGAATCTATATCAAATATTTTAGCAGTCTATGAGCCAAGAATAATATTAAATTCTGTACTAGTAAATTATTCAGAAAGTAATAATACAATAAATGTTGTTATAGATTATAGTATCATAGGAGAAACACCTATTCCAGATTCCGTATCCTTCACATTTGGTATAAGTAGATGAAAAATAAAAATTTAAGAATAACAGAAACTGATATTTTAGGAATTAAACAAAACTTTATATCATTTTTAAAAACGCAAGATGAATTTTCTGGTTATAATTTTGAAGGTTCTGCTATTAATGTATTATTAGATATATTATCTTATAATACCTACTATAATGCTTTTTATAATAATATAACAATTAATGAAATGTTTATGGATAGTGCAAATAAAAGATCTTCTATCGTATCTTTGGCAAAACATTTTGGTTATAGACCTAAAACTATAACAGCATCATCTTGTTTAATTAACATTACATATCAAACAAGTATCAATGATCCTAATATTTTTTATCTTCCAAAATATACATCATTTTTCGCAACAAAAAATGGAGAAGAATTTGAATTTAAAGTATTAGAGGATGTATATTTTACAAATGTTATAAATTCTCCGGTAAATTCTGAAACATCTATTTTAAAAACATCAGGATCTATTCTTATAAAACAAGGAATAGTAAAAACATATACATTTGTTTATGATGAAAGTAACCAAACGCAAAAATTTATTATTCCATATGAGAATGTAGATTCTAGTACATTAGTTGTTAAGGTACAACCCGATCCTAGTTCATCGACCGAAGAATTATTTACCGTTGTAAAAAATATTACAGAAATAAAGGAAGATAGTAAAGTGTTTTTCTTAGAAGAAAATTCAGACGGATTCCTTGAAATATCCTTCGGAGATGGATTGTTGGGAGAAAAATTAAGAGATTCTAGTGTTATAAGAATAGAAATTCTACAGACAGAAGGAGAGCAGGCAAATGGTATCGGCACTGTAAATTCTTCTACTATTTTTTCTTTAAGTAGAAATAATTTTTCTCCTCCGGTTTCTAATACACCTACAGTAACAGTTGTCCAACCATCTTATGGCGGCTCTCCAAAAGAAGAAAAGAATAATATTAAAAAAAATGCTATTCGAAATTATACAACTTCTGAAAGAGCGGTCACAAAAAATGATTATAAAAATATAATATTAAAAGATTATCCACAAATACAAGACGTTATTGTTTGGGGAGGAGAAGAAAACGATCCTCCTGATTATGGAAAAGTTTTTATATCAGCAAAACCAATATCAGGAGCATCTTTATCGAATATTGAGAAAAATAATTTAATATCTACACTAACATCAAGAAGAAATATTGTTGGGACGCTAGTAGAAATAGTTGATCCAAATACAATATACTTAAATATAAACATGAATGTT